AAGATGACTAGGGGATCGTCTAGAGCGGACCGAATATTTTCTTTGAAAATTTGGGCTGAACCTAGAACCAAAAACAGACACCGAAGGTGGCTGAAAAGGATCCAGGACCCCTCCTGCTAAAGAGGGGCGACCACCCAAAGGGTTATCTGCGGTAAAAAGATAAAAGGAAGCAGTAGGTTTATGACCAGTACTTCCCAAGAAATATTTAATGCTAAAATCAATAAAATTGCGTGCATAAGGCACAAAATAAAGTATGCGTTAAAAGTAAAGTAGAATTGCGTGCATAAGGCACAATTTAAGTAGGAACAAAATTCCTTACAAGAACAGGAGCGCCAATCAGATAGCCAAAACTAAAATCATCAGCTGCCGCTTCGTACAAAGTGTAGCCACCGAAACATTTGCGGATACCCTCCATAGAAACTCCAGTGCTGCATGGGTAGGCAAGATCTTTTGAGACCTCGTACGTGGGCATATCCAGCCCCCTCGGTTGGAGGGAACGGGAAACGTCCACATAAGATCGCCTAAGCAAGGGTCCCTCGGTGTCAGCGAGAGTGCCCTCAGCAACAATGGAGATAGGAGTCTGAGCGTAATAAGGAACCTCAAACTCGAGGGTGCCGTTGATGTCCGAATAGTTGTAAGTTTCGAACAATGGCTCGATGGCATACTTCGTAAAAGACGTCAGTTCAGGTGGAAGAATGCTGCCATTTTCCTTAGGTCGGGGGCGTCTGCGAGCGTAGAGAGGCTCACTCGGTCTTTCCATCTGAATGCCAAGACTAGATTGAGCTGCATTGGCGGATTCGAAAGGCGCCTCCCCATTACCAGCAGGGCGAGTGAGCGTGGAAGCCCAATTCACCCCATTGGTAGAGGGAGTCACCATCTTATACCTCCGGCCACCACGATAAAATCGGTACAAGTACGAGATATATGAAAGTGGGGACCGGGCGGGATAATTCGTAAGCGCCAAAAACTGAGCCTCGTTGACAGTTCCGTCATTACTAACGGAAAGAGGCAAGTTGACAATTTGGTCAACCTCAGGCGCAGCCGTCTTCGAACCAAAATGACCAGGGTCGATGGTAATCTGATTAAACAGATAGTTGTCATTAGCCAGAGGAATAGGACCAGGAAAACACCAAAACTCGCTCGATAGGTTGTAATAAGGGTATCTGTACCCTTGTGAAACCACGCCGAACCTCTTGATGAGCTGTCGTAACGATGTTATACGCTCACCAATTGACAGTTGCTCGGCCATCGTTGGGCCGAGGCGTGACTTTGGCAGAAAGGACTCGGCGTCGTTAGTCGTCTGTTCACTGTGAGAAATCGCCGGAGACGTCATGTTAAAGATCTGGGCATGAAGTTCCTCATCTCCTTGCTCATCGTCATCAACAAATCCCTCAAGCTTTCTGCCCGAGGACACTGGGCCTGCAAGGGCCGGAGGGGCTAGAGAATACCCTCCAAAAGTTGGAATGGCAAACGCGATGTCGTCACCACCTGAAATCCACGTAGTCAAATTTAAAGTGGAGGTGACGTTGGTCGATGCAACTCTAAGCGGAGTGAGAACCTCAACAACCAAAAGTCCCGTGGAGTAAGTTTCCTTGGAATAGCCCGTTTGGGTATAAGTTCCAAGCAAAACCTCCTTCCATGGGACGTTTGCGATGTATGGGATTTCAAACTCTATCTCAGAGGAAACCGACAAGTCAAGAACCCAATTGTAACAATTCTCGTAGACTGAGCCAACGGTCGTGGTATGGACCCCAGGGCTGAAGGAAATCCTGAGTCTGCCAGTGTGGAAGGCAGTCTTGGCGACGGCCAAACGGTACTTCAGGCCACCCCGCCAGTAGGTGAACATAGATGACACAAAAGCCAGCGTGGTAGGCGGGATATTGGTATCCGCGATACACAAGCCGGGCGTGACAGGTAGTCCAAGCAACTGGGTGCCGGGGAGCATCGAAGCATCCCAAGGTGTGGCGTTCCGAACAATACAGGACTTCGAACAAACGTAGGCAATGTCCATCTCATCCACGTCAGTGGAAAAGATGCCAGCGTCATACGTCAATCCGTTATCGGGCATAGCAGCAAGCTTGACTGACATGTCAATTCCATCCGCATGCGTATACCCTCGTCCAGGAACGTTAGAAACAAGAACAACCTTGTCCAATGAAGTGGGCTTGTTCCATCCAAACGTTGAGGCGGCGCCACCAACTGCGCGGGATACCCACTCGACAGGTCGCACCCACGGAGACAGCTTTGGAATTGCTCCCCCAACCGACGCGGCAAGTGAAGCAATCGTGCCAGCAATGCCGGAGATGGTGGGTCCGGCGGTGGCGACCACCTCTTCGACTTTTCCCACTTGGGCTCGCAACGGAGGAACCTTCATAGGCAAAGAAGTGGGTGCCGCAAGTTCGACATCCTCAAACCACGCAAAGACCGTGAAAGGCACGCCAACAGTCAAGGGCGATGTCCCTGAGGCCGCCGCTGTAATCGGAACAATATAGAGTGAACCCATCGTTGAATGAGTATCAAGCAAATTGTAATGAGACAGCGGCGAGCAATAGGGAATCTTAATCTCAATAGGCGCGCTGGCGGCTAAGTCAATCTCCACGCCTGGGTAACCAGTACAACCAGACAAATTGGTAAGGGTGGCGGCGCGGTTTGAAATGGTGTCGAAAGGAGCAAAGAAAACCCAGTATTTCCCTGAAATGAAAGGTGTACAATTGAGAACAATCTTAACCTTCACATTCGCACGAAAATACGTGAAGAAATCCAGCTTCTTCCGAACATTCAAACTGCTGAGGAAGATCGCATCTGGGAAATTGATCGTTGCACTAGTAAACAAGTTGTTAAACTCACCAGTGTAAACGATCGTAGGTCGTCCCAGAATAGACACAATGTCGTGAACCTTAGAATCCTCAGCAATGCGCGACCACCCCTCCACAGAAGACATAGAGGGTTTTTCATACGAGACAGGGGCCACGTCGTCGACAAAATGTGTAATTTGGTGCGTTTCGATCGCACTATCCGAATTTGAATCATTTAAAGTTGAAGCAATCATGTGAGTTTACTAACTACCTGGGGCATGATTAGACTACCCAAGCCAAAAGCGCCAAGTCAGTAGCCTATGATTTAAGTGGCACACACTGACCATTAGAGCCGTAGCTCTCCACTCACCGAAGTGACCAGAGACCGGGCTTTGCTGCTCCACACGTTTGGCGATTGCGTGGAGCCCCTTGCTCTGGTTTTAGGAGCAGGCAGCGAGGCGGCCATACTTGACCGCTTCCACCGTTCTGTACTCAAAGTACGTTAGAAGGGTGGGTCGTCTGTCAAATGACGCTGTCGCAATCCTGTATTTGTCAATCCATTTTTCAAAAATCTCTTGTCCGTGTAACGAAAGCTCAAACGCTGAAGTCTCAATGTTGTCAATGGTCTTGTCCTCCAAGTCAAAGTCTCCTCGAACCCAATTCGTCATTTCCAAAACAACACTGAAATCCAGCGGTGCTACATATTGATGTTCCTCCTCGTTCCATACGAATTTCCGTTTCAGATAGGAGATATCACTCAAAGAGCGATATGGAATCATCTCCCCTGATTTCGTCTCGTCGGTGTAAGTCATTCCGATCTTTGCGTATCCCTCAGCGATGGTAAGCTGATTGAACCACGCAATCACGTCATCCGAAATGTTCACGCAATTGTCGTCCCCATACGACACCATTGCCACGTGGGTGTTAAACGCACGCATGGTTCGCATATCAGGGGGTGCCTGTGTCATCCACACATACCTCATCGATGCTGAGTTATACATGGAATTCAAAATCGCAGTGAGCGGGCATCCGGACGGCTGGGAATGAGTCCACAAGTAGACATTGTCTCCATTCAGATGGGCTGAATTCACAATCTCTTTCCACAAGACACGGCGAATCTGTTGATTTCGCTCGTCGTCTCCGTAGAAATTGTTGATGATGTCGATCAATTGGCCCAAGATGTGAAGAACGAGCGTCCCGTCAAAATTCGCGAAGTCACCAGCAATGACCTTCTCGCCCTTGCTAAGTAACCTCGTGGCCGTTCGCGTCCAATCCTCTGAATACACGTTCGTACCGATGGATATTTCGTTAGTGATCCTATTGCGTGCGCAATGCGCGGCAAATCCTAGGAAATACTTACGAAACACCAGCGTGAAGTGCATCGGTCCAGCAGAAAAGACACGAGTCTTTCCGAGACGCACCTTCTCCAAAGGGCGTCGTTCGTCCTTGAGGGTATCAACCCACAGGACAGGCGAGCGGATATTGTTCGCTGCCTTCTCTTCCATGTCCATCATCGCTGCCTCAACCTCCGGGTCAAGCTTGTACTCGTCACTACCCAACCAGCGCATCTTCCCCGGTACTCCGCGTTTCTGAGAAACCCATGGAAATCCAGGAGAAGTTTTGCGACTAATCGGCGCGAGAAAGGGGTCTCCCTCAACACCAGAAACACTCTCCATGTTCGTTAAAACACGTCGGTGCTCTGGCGCCATGTTGGAATTCACCAATCTGTCCATGTCGTTCAGTACCGCGTCCAAAATGTGCTGGTCCAAAAAGGGGGGAATCTTGCCCGCCTTCTTTAGTCCAGTCATCATGGGATCAATCAACACGCCATCAACACGCACCGGACGCAAAGCACTCGGTGCGGTTATTTGTGGCGCAAGAAGACCCGCAATCTTACTCGGACGCAAAGCTGTCTTGACTGGCGTCGAAACTGCAAATATGGACTTCCCAACTGGCACGAAATCTCCTTCCGGGAGACACACATCGTCAGCAGTACCAACGGAACTCAAAAGCGGGTCCCAGTCCACGCTAACGTTGGCACGCAAATCGAATTTCTTCAACGTGCGCTCAACATCGGCTATGTTTACTGGGGACGCGATACCAAGCCCCGTTGCACCAGCAACGTGAATACCCAGAATCTTTCGAGCAAGTCCGCTCGAAACTCCCATGAGGATCGCTCCACAATCGCCATCCTTCGTCTCCAAACCAACATACTCGTATCTCTCGCGTATGTGATAAGTGTGGGAAACTCCACTGGCGTCATCAATGTATCGACGCTCATTGTCACAAGCTTTGATATTGCCAAACCGCATTATGACAGTGTTGTCGCACGGGGTGATGACAACCCCATGCACAGCCTTGAAGGCCGTCAACTCCTGACTGCTCGCTAGGTTATTGCGCAAATCGCTATGATCCTGCACCGTCAATGGAAACGCGATCAACAATTGATCTCGGAATGATCCGTCAGAAGCAACAATCTTCTCCCATCTCAACGAAGAGACGGGAAGAAAGTGTCCCGACTTATTGGACTGATTCCAAATTCGAATGTTGGTCGCTCGCTCCAAGTACGGCACAAGGTGCCCAGCAGTAAGCGCCGTTCGCCCAACGACAAAGCACATCTTCATGCGCGCCTGCCATTTTCCGTCGATCTCCAACTCCAAGGTGTACATGTTGTTGATCACCTTCTTAGAAACCTGAAGTGCGTTCGGGTCCAAAGCCATCTGTGCAGCACAATCGCGCTGAAAGTCACGAGTCTTGTATTCATCTCCTACGTCACCGATCTCCACACGTGGTGTGGTGCTCTTCTTCGTAAGAAAATCGCCCGACCCAGTCAACTCAATGCGCGGACTTGATGATTTCTTCGTGATGGGGTCCCCTGATTTGGAAACCTCACTTGAATATTCACCAAGCTTGTCCTGCCACTCTCCCATGTCAAAGGCATAAAAGGCAACCTCCTGTGGAGGATGATGTTCTGCCTCTTCCGCTTCTACCATAGAAGGGCGCATGACCGCAAAACCTTCCTGAATCTTCATGTCTTCCTGCAAACGCAAGACGTACCTAGTGTAAAGTCCGTCCTTCTGACACTTGCCACACAAATGTTGATAGTCTACCTGTGTATAGCAAGGGCGAATCATGTGCGTGTGCTCATACCTAGCACAGCAATGTGCACAATTGTGAGCATGAGCAATCCTTTGTCCTCGTACCAACCCCTCATGTGCCGGTGATACCCACTCAACCTCCTTCGTAGAAGGAAAGAATTGGCGGAATAAACAAACCAGCACGGGAATGACACACAAGCCTACAGCAAGGTAGGGATGGTTGGCAATGATATTTCGTGCCTTATCAATCCATGCGAGCATTGTCGTCTTCCAGCGGTCAGCAGCTTCTCTCAAGGTGCGCAAAATCGGAATTTCTTCCTCTTCCGCAGCAGCCCCGACTTCAAGGATCAAGGGACCAAGAGAGTAAGCCAGAACGGCATCTCGCTGACACATGCCCCAAAGCAGAAAACCAGCTTCAGGGTTCCACATCCTCTCGTCGACAGGCAATGATGCCATCATATAGTCAAGATGTTGGCGCCATTCATTCGTCAAGTAATCAGCGTGCGCATGCAAGAGTTGCCTTCTTCCAAAAGCATCAAACTCTGCAGCGACCGGGATACTCAACAAGTGCCTTATAGTCGGCAAGACGCGGTAAAACCCTAAAATGTCAGTTCGGTTCCACGTTCGGGCGTGAGCAAGGTCAGTTAAAACTGGTTCCCTCGCATTAGCAAGCCATCTGTCAATCTCCTCGTATCCAACTTGAACACGCAGTGGCTCTTCCTCCTCTGCCGGATCCTCGTCGCGAACAACTTCCTCTCCATTTAGAGCAGCCACTGGCGCTCCAATCATGGGCAACGCTGCGTAGTCTCGCAAGTAATCGAACATAAATGTTGATCGCTCGAAACGCCTGCGATACGCATCAATGCACTGTTGTGCAAACTCGTGGTAGGACAGGGGTTCGTCAGTCAAATACTCGCCCGTTTGATTGTCTACGGGCCACAGGTCATACACGTCAAGATTGTGTTTTTGTCCTGTAAGACGCTCGACCAAGACAGGGTCGAGCATACGCGTCCCATTTGGTCCGGGGCGCGTATACTCTTCCTTGTTCACTACATGAACGGCGAAGTCAAATCGTCTGCGCAAAGCTTGCGCACTGAAAATAGACTCAGGCCGCACACGATGAATCGGAAGGTTCGACGTGCACAAGATCACACGAGATGTAAAGTATGTCTTGTTTTTCTCCTCAAGCGACGCCATGTGCAAAGGGTAAGGAGCCAAGTTTCCTGTCCGAATTATCTCCATAAATTCGGCGTTGGGATTTCCTGCTGAATCAACAATCTGTGCAAAATCGTCATAAATGACAACCCGCTGATTCTTGTAAGCATCCCAAAACTCTTGCTCAACCATTCGCATGTAGATCTCTCGCGTCGGATCTGGCGCTCCTTCCCCATCAAGGGGAATCCCGTCAATCTTTAGCAACTCAGTTGCCAAAGGATACGTCAATCCAGTCTTTCCTACTCCAGAGTCTCCATACATGTAGATGACCAATGGCTCGACTCGAGGTCCGGCACGAAATGCACCAGATGATGTCGCCTTGTCGTAGTAACTCTTCAAAATATTCCAATGAAGATGAAATGGAGCCAAAAGAGCTCGATCAGCCTTAGACTCTGCTGCCATAATCGAAAACATAGCGCCTTGACGGTACAAAGTTTCAACATGGGCACAAGCCTGGCTATCACGGGCAATCGAATCAGCCGTGTGCAAACGAATCAATTCCTGAACGTCTATAAACCAAGCGGAAACTCCCGTCATGAAAGCTTCCAACTGATCTAATTCTGCTGGAACTCCTGTCTGCCACTCAAAAATCTTCTTGAAAACAAACGTGGCAAGCTTCTCAAGGCCCTGCCACGCAAAGGTCACTCCTCGCACAAGATTACCCAGCTTTGCCGCACCGTTGATACACTCATTAATGTCTGAGTCTCGTGGTATCTTCTTCATCAGAAGAGTGCCGCCAAGAACAGCCATCATCGTAGTGAGGGCAACAGTAGGGTCATTGGCAGCCACCTGAGCGCGCACTTTGCCATCAAACCAGCGAACCAATGTGAGAAAACACGTTTTCACGCGATCCCACACCGCTTGCGCTAGCTCAAAGCCAATTTGCGTCGACACAAGTGCGTCAACAACGAGAGCAGCAATAACCCCAAGATCAAACTTGGAGCGCACGATGGCAATCATCTTGCAAACAAGGGATGTTATTTGTTGCACAATTGGAACAGCCACATTCAGCTTTTGCAGCAAAACCGCCACTTGAGCGGAGAGCTGCGCGAGCTGATCATCGATGGAGTGATTTACATCAACTCCAACGCTGAACAACTGTATCTGTGCCCTATACAACATCACTGGCCGCAAACGCGCCATGAGTTCAGGAGCATCCTTATCCTGAAGGTTTACTCGAATGTCTACTCGACCACTTGCCAGCTGAACTGGTATGGTGGTCATCCTGCCCTGCGTTTTAGAAAAGCAGGGAACGGTAGCGCTGTTGAAATGCTCTACCAGTTGCGAAAACTTTGAATCCTTGTTCGCATAAGGTGACTCTTTAATCAACTCTTTAAGAATCGTGCGCTTTTGGGTGTTGTCACGCGCACGTTCCTTGAGTTGTTCGACTTGCATCTGGGCAAATCGTGTGGTGCCTCCTTGGGCTTTGGGTCCGTAAGAAACCGTCTTCTGGAGCTCTTCAGTGTATCTTCCGCCTCCGTGTGCACTCCACGCATGATTGTTAGCCTTCTCCAAGGATGTAAATTTTAAATTGGGGCACATTGTGCAACCAATGTTCTGATAAAATGAACATTCTTTAAGATGACTAGCTGCTGTGGATTTGTCCACTCGAACAGAACAATAGCAAGGCGCTGTGGCCTCGCAGCCAGAATTGGCCAAATGTTGAATAACGGCAGAACGCGTCGAGTGACGGCGTCCGCAAACTTCACAAAGGGTCATGTTGGTGCGAATGCTAATGGAACTCATGGTGCAAATCTAAATTCTCTATGTTGTAATCAATATAAAAAGGGGTTTTAAGGCGATAGTTCTAAGAAAATAATTTTGCTAGCCTAATGAAATGTAAGATTATTATTCCCCTGGGTATAGGGTAAATCTTTGTCAACTCGCGGGCCTCAGCCTATTGTCCGGATAACTCCTCTAAAACGCGACGTGGAAAGATAACAATCTCACAAACCTTTAGTTACAGCTCGGTGCAGAACTTGACAGATATCGCCATGAACAATGTCGCAAAAACACTCCGAGTCTGAGGCCAACTAGTTCGATCAGAATTCATTAAAATTGATACGGATATGCACCTAGCCGGTCAGAACATTCCTCCTACGTTACCGTGGTGTGGAAAGTATACATACCTAATCTCAGAAAACTTCAAAATCACAAACCGGTTAGTTAATACAAGACGATAAAAGTATGTACAATAAACATGGTTATAATAGAAATATAAATCAAATTCAACCCATAAACTGGGGTAAAGGTCAACGGATTACGTTCCGGGGGACGTCAAACATGGTGCGTAGCTTATAGGCTAC